GAAAATTTTAAAACACATATCACTGAGAATAAAAATACACATATGACCCATATCGAGGATAAGGTCATTTATGGTGGAGTAAATGGTACACGTCAAGCTATCATGGCTTTACGTGAATTGAGAGACATGTTGAAAGGTGAACATGCTGGTTCTGTTAGTGTTAAATGGGATGGGGCTCCTGCTATTTTTGCAGGCACTGATCCTAATGACGGACGTTTCTTTGTTGCCAAAAAAGGCATTTTTAACAAGAATCCCAAGGTCTACAAGACTCCTGCTGACGTTGATGCTGATACAAGTGGTGATCTTGCTGACAAGCTCAAAGTCGCTTTGCGAGAGTTACCTGCCTTGGGTATCAAAGGTGTCGTGCAAGGTGACTTTTTATATGGGCCTGGAGACATAACTACTAAAAACATTAAAGGTCAGAAATATGTTACCTTTCACCCAAATACTATTGTATATGCGATTCCTGCAGATACAGATGCAGCTAGAGAAGTTAAGTCAGCAAAAATTGGTATTGTCTGGCATACAACCTATAAAGGTAACTCGTTCGAAACTATGCGAGCTTCGTACGGAGTTGATGTAAGTAAATTTAAAAAATCTAAAAATGTTTGGTCACAAGATGCTATGCTAAGAGATATGACTAAATTAACCATGAGCAAAAGTGATACGGAGGAAGTCAATGAATATCTTTCACAAGCTGGTCAAATCTTTAACAAAATCTCAGGTTCTACTCTCAGACAGTTGGAACAACAGGAAGAGTTACAGAGCCTCATTGAGCAATTCGGTAACAAGTACGTCAGAAAAGGACAAGTTATTGGAGATACAGGACGACATGTATCCATGCTCATTCGTTGGATTAGATTACGTTACGCAAAAGAGATTGCCAAGCGTAAAACAGAAAAAGGAAAGTCTACCCAAAGAGATAAATTAAATGTAATTTTAAACTTTTTCTCAGAAAATAATAAAAAAAGTTTACAAATGATGTTCGATTTACAAAAAGTAATAGTTTTAGCAAAATTAAAACTTATAAATATACTTGATAAACTAAACAAAGTTAATACTTTTGTTAAAACCAAAAAAGGATTTAAAACGACAGGTCACGAAGGTTATGTAGCAATTGATAGACTTGGTGGTGATGCGGTAAAGATTGTTGATAGATTAGAATTTTCATACAACAACTTTTCGCCTGATATATTAAAAGGATGGGATAAGCCAACGAGGAAGTAAATGTTAGGTTTTAAAGATATGATGGTCGTCGATTATAGACCCGGCGAACCAGAAGAAATTAAATATAAAGCGCAAAAGCGTAAAAGAACTACGATTGGCGGAGAACCGTCAGAAGCTTTAACTGTACCGCAACGTCTTGCGAAATCAAGACAGATGAAGAAGTACAAGTCTAGACTTAAACTAGGAAGACAAAGAGCTGCTCGTAGAATTGCTTCAAAAGAAAAATTAGAAAGAAGAGCTCGTAAAAAAGCGAGAGAGGCTATTTTGAAAAAGCTGACTAAGGATGTTCCTAAGTCAGAGTTGACTTATCAAAGAAGAGCTGAACTTGAAAAAAGACTAGATAAAATGAAATCTAGAATTGATAGAATGGCTCGTATAATGTTGCCTCAAGTTCGTAAAGCTGAGTTGTCAAAAAGAAGAAACTAATGCACACATCTTTTAAGCAATTTTTAATTGAAGAAGAAAAAACGGTTTATTTTACCTTTGGTAGAATGAATCCTCCAACTATTGGTCATGGAAAATTGTTAGATAAACTGGCTTCTGTAGCGGGTAAAAATCCATACAGAATATTTCTATCGCAGTCTAATGATCCTAAAGAAAATCCATTGCCATATACAGATAAAGTTAAGCATGTAAGAAAAATGTTTCCTAAGCATGCTAGATCTGTTATGATTAATAAAAAGGTAGTAACACCATTCCATGCTCTTACTTCATTATATAATGAAGGTTTTATTAGAGTTGTAATGGTAGCAGGATCAGATAGACTTGCTGAATATGATTTTCGTTTAAACAAATATAACGGTAAACAAGGTAGTCACGGCTTTTATAACTTTGAAGGCGGAATTAAATTAGTATCAGCAGGTCAGCGTGATCCAGATGCTAAGGGTGCAGAAGGTGCGTCAGGAACTAAACAACGTAATTTTGCTAAAGATAACAACTTTACTTCTTTTGCACAAAATCTCCCAAAGGCAATGTCAAATCCTGATGCAAAGCGTCTATTCAATGATGTACGCAAAGGAATGGGTTTAAAAGAACAAAAAGAATTTAAAAACCATATTCAACTAGAACCAGTATCTGAGTTAAGAGAAGCTTATTTACGAGATAATATTTTTGAAGTAGGTGAGGAAGTTGTTATCACAGATAAAGGTATTGTTGGAAAGATTAAACATCTTGGAACAAATTACTTAGTAGTAGAATCAAAAGGTGAAACTTGGAGGTGCTGGTTAGATGGCGTATCTAAGTTAGATCCAAACTTTAAACCATCATGGGAAGTTGAAGATTTAAAAATTGGTGTGATGACTGAAGCAACAGATCGTTGGTACAAAAATCAGCCTGAATGGGGAACACCTGAGTCTACTAAAAAAGCAAAGAAAATAACTCCAGGTGAAATGAAAGAATCTATTTTCGACACCGCTGATTTTTCTGTTGAAAAACAAGGTGAAATGACTGTTTCTCTTGACGATTTAGATGAAGGCGCGTTTAAACGCATCGCACAGGTCCAATCAAATAAAGCTGATCGTGTAGCATCAAACGATAAAAAAGGCTTAGAAACTTTTAAGAAAAAGCCAAAGGCTGAAGCTACTTCATCACCTCAAGATCCTGATATTAAAGATCGCAAAGGTACTCAACCTAAAGCGTATCACGCAGGCCTATCAAAAACGCAGAAAATTTCAAGAGATCGTCAGTTTAAAAAACAATCTAAAATGGATGATAATAATCCTGCAGCGTATAAGCCAGCAGCTGGTGATAAGACAACCAAAACAAAACCTTCTAAACATACTTTAAAGTTTAAGCAAATGTTTGGTGAAAATGATAATGTAAATCTAGCAAAAGCGAAAATTGATCGTGAAAAGAAAATGGATAAAATGAAGCACGATAGAATGATGGATAGAGCTAGAACTAGAGATACTAAAATAAAAAATAAGGAAACAAAATGATTGGTTTCAAACGCTATATCTCAGAAGATGCTTCATCTGCATTAAAGAAAAAGGCTGAAAAGTCTGGAATGTCTCTTGGTGTATTACGTAAAGTATACAATAGAGGGGTAGCTGCTTGGCGGACCGGTCATAGACCAGGAACCACACCACAACAGTGGGGATTGGCAAGAGTAAATTCATTTGTAACTAAATCTTCCGGTACTTGGGGTAAAGCCGATAAAGATCTAGCAGCGAGGGTAAAATAATGCCAGCACCAAAAATAGACGATAAAAAGTTTGCAGCTCACATGGCTAGAAATAAAAAGCCAAAGAAGATGACTTCAACTCAAAAATCATTAGCTGACATTAGTAAACGTGCTAATGAAAATTACGATAAAGAGCCTCCTTCTCCAGATGAGAAGTCGATGGCAATGCGTCAAGCTAAGTTCATTGGCTATGTCGCAGAAGAGATTATGGAGCATGTTGAAGGTGATAATGATTTTCCTGAGTGGATGCAAAATAAATTGTCTGAGTTTCATCAGAAAGCAAAAGATATGCATTCCACTATGGCTGGGGAATATGAAGATGATGAAGAAGAAATGGACGAAAATTATAAGTCAGAATATCAACGTCATTCTCAAGGGTTAAAAGATGCTAAGGCAGATATGAAAGCCGCTAAAACAAACTCTGATATGGTTAAAGCAATGAATAAAAAAGCACACCACTCAAAAGCTCTTTCAAAAATGAACCGTATGGAATCAGTAAACGAAATGGGGCCTAGACATACATCTAAACCAATGAAATCTAGATTTGGTGGCGCTGTAGATTCTAAAAAGTTTGACACATATAAAAAGTTTGTGAAGCAATGCAATGTTAATGAACCTACAGTGCGTATGGTTATCTACAATCCAAATGATGCTGAGTCAAAGCGGATGATGAAAAACGCCAATATTGC